GTGGACAAGCGCGAAATNCGACGCAGCACAAACATCCCTAAGCCACCAAGCACTACGAATGCCAATCAGATCATGCCTGTGCCTAAATAATGGCAACTGAGATTTTTCTATCCCAATATTATATAATCCATAAGTTGCATGCCCATTTATCACGCCACCATACACCATAGCTTCATTCATTAATTCGACATTACTATCCACCCAAGCCCCTGCACTTGCTTGGCCATCTGCTACAGCATTACATAAATATTTCCTATGCGTTACCACGCGCCCAGGGAAGGCAGCATTGATAGTGCTTTTAGCTTCATTTAGTCCTTCCGTATACATTAAACTGCCTATATACCCACCTTCTGTGGTGTTGGTTTCGTTCATCACGTGTGTGTATAAATATGTTGCAGGAATTAGTGTTATATGGTTTTGCGTTAGGGCAGTATCGCCAGTGTTATAATAATAGTTAAATGCTGCTATTAGATATTTAGTACCATTGATAGTCCAATAGTCTCCAATATACATATCTTCAAATGTGCCGTTTGCTATGTTGGCATATTGAGTAGGTGTTACAGATGTGCCTAAGTCTTTACCTCGAAAAATACTGTTATGAAAGCCTGCGTTATCAATACCATGAGGTAGGAACTCATTTATATGTACATCGAAATCGGCTATAGCGCCCCTTAATTCGTCATACGTTCCAGCCGTAAACCTGTTAGAAACCCTTGCGCCAGTACTATGGGCGGCAGCAGCCTTCCCCTCCATGCCACGGGTTAGGCTGCTAAAGGTGTTTCCATTCTTTACTCCAACTTTAATAATTTCATCGTCAATACTCACCAAAAAAGGAGGATCGGGGAAAATAGAGCCATCTTCGACAGTCAACTGCGTGTCACTTGCGGAGATACCGCTCACCAATTTACTACAAGCATTATTTGCTAGGTTATACATACCCCCTACCTCCTTTTCTCATATTCGTCTTGCCCAAGTTCGTGCTTGATATCTACCCGGTTAAAGCGTTTTGTTACCGCCGGGGCAATGGCTTTTCTATATATTTTAAGCGGAGTAGTATACTCTCCGTCTGGAATATTTAGCTCCTGGACGTAATTTGAGCCATCCGCCGAATACAAAATATCAATTTCTCCGCTTTCGCTTGCACTATCTTCATCGCCAATCCCGGTAATATAAATATTTTTATATGTCGCTTCAGAATCATCACTTTTTATATACAGCTCCGCAACATCGGTAAGCGTCCCACCTGCAAGCACAGCCTTTTCAAAAAAGTCCGGGCTATTTTGGGTTATCTCGTCTTGACATGCTTGATCTCTATAAAGCCGTAACATGTGCATCCCTCCTAATACCAACGTGGCCTATAAGTTAATTCAACCGGCACATTGGTTGTAATGCTATTACTCCCAGGCTGCAAATTAAAGCCCGTCAGCAACCACTCGCTATTTACAGCATCCAGCCGGTTGTTGCCATTGATAAAACATGTGAATTCTTCGTTGTCAACTTCAATAATTCCGCTTCCGGTTACTGCTATTTCGTCGCCAGTAGTATTGTTTATAAGTGTTAGACTACTAACACTGCTTTTTGTCTTAACGTATGGTGCGACCAGCGCATTCCCGTCAACTTCGATAGTCTTTGTGCCGGATACTTCCTCTAAAATTTCTGCGCCATACCAATAGGGATCTAGTGCTAGCATGGGGATATTAAGCGCAAGCTCAATGCCTTTATCAATCCAATCTTGTTGTGCGCCTAGTGGGTAAGCAAACAGGAATCTATCATGGCTTTTATCCCTATAAACTCGAATGGGCGCATATCTGAGAAATAACAATAGGCCATCAAGTTCTTGCACTATCCTATCTTTGTCGCCTGGGTAGTAAATGCGTCCGCTTATAACAAATTGCCGGGAGCTTAGTGTTGTCTTGCCTGTTTTAACTGCGCCATCCATTCCAACCAAGGACTGCATCGGGACCTTAAAATCAAGCGGGACATTTTTAAATATCATTGTTTCCGGTAGTATTCTTGTTGCACCTTTTGCATTGATGAGTTTGATCATGCCCCAGCCCTCCCCCTCCTGCCAAATGCCAACCTGCTGGCAAGCGCCCTCTCGATCTCGTCGATTGTCAGTTTGCCGATGTCGCCCACTGTCGCTGTCGGCGCGTTGATGCTCAGGGTCTGGATCGTTACACTGACACCACCCACGCCTACTGCACCGGCAAGCGCAAGTTCGCCAGGGTGCGGCAATCTAGCATCAAGCATGTTTCTGATGTCCTGGATCGGTGCCACGATCTGGCTCAAATGAGCTAGTGGCGCAAGGAGATCCGTGAGCAGGTCTCGACTCGGTCCAGTAATTTCTGAGATTTGACGGCCTCCGGATGGACGGCTCTCAGACGCCCCTCTGCCCCCACCGCCAGGAGGAGCCGTGCCATCACGACTAGGGACGTCGGCGCTGATGCTTAATTGGCTCGCAAGGCTGTTCCTGATAGCAGCCAGGGCAACCAATAGCCCGGCGATTACGACCCATCCGAGAGGATTCCACATCTGCGAGAGCGCCTTGCTGACCAGCTCGGCAATACCCATCGCGGCTACAGCAGCGACTATAATCTGATTGATGACTGCGGAGAGGACTCCCACGAGAATCTGTTTCCAATCGCCTCCACCGCTGAGGAGCATATTGCCAACGTCCACCATTGTCTTTTCAACGGTCTTACCAATCTCGTCAAAGGCTTTGCCAAACTGCTCCTTGAGTCTGCTTGCGATGATTCCGGCTGCGCTCTCCACCTTTCCCATGCTGGCAGTTATGCCATCTGCTAATGCCTCCCCCCACGTAAGCCCGACTATATAACCGCCTTCGTCGATATCCCTGAGTGGTCCCTTTTTGGGCGGGGATTCTCCCATCAAGCGGTCCGCAACCTCCTGCGCAAGCTCTTCAGCCATGTCTTCGACTTCACCCTTAGCGCCAAGCCCACCGTCAACCAAGGCTTTTACAACCTCGGCCATGCCGTCGCCTGCGACAGACGCCATCTCTTCCGTCTCTTTCGCCATGATTTCAATGCGCTTTAGCGACTCCTCATGCACAACATCCGTCTGCTGCGCCTGGGCATCTTCGACGGCTTTTAAGCCCTCGGGACCGGTTATGATCCCGGTCACTTTCGCCATCATCCCCCCGACGTCATCAGCGATCTTTTTGCCCAAATCGCTGAAAGCAACTTTTGTGCGATCCGCTGCGCCTGCAATCTCCTTCTGGTTTGCCTCGACAGCCTTTTTCATGTCGGCGATTTTCTTGGCCGAATCGTCCGCGCTCTTTGATATGCCTTCCTTCATCCCCGCGAATTTCTCGCCGATTCCAAAGGGGAGCTTTTCGAGGACAACCAACCTTTCAAGCATGGCGTTGACAGCGTTGAGTGTAGCGTGTTTCATTTCTTCCATCGCGATGGAGACGCTGAGGCCGAGATTTGTCGCATGGGCCCTAACCAGATCCCACACTGCGATAAGGAGAGCCTTAACCTCATCCCACGCCCGGTAAACCTCGTAAGCGACAAGAGCCACTGCAGCAATGGCCCCGACAGTGGCAACGGTCGTCAGGGATATTCCGCTCAATGCCGGGATTAGCGTCGTTTTGAAGAACGCAACCAGTGTTCCAAGAGTGCTGAGGACAGATCCAACACCGGATATCAATTTTCCGAGGATGAGCAAAACAGGCCCGACTGCTGCAACAATCCCAACGAACAGCAAGATAGCATTTTTGAGCCTTGGATCGAGATTGCTAAACCATTCGCTAAGAGCCTTTATTTTCTCCGCGCCCCTTTCGAGTGCGGGAATCAGATGGTCTACAAGTATCGGCTGAAGGTCCTCCCAGATCGTGAGGCCGATGTCGATTACCTTTTTCTTCAGAAGGTCGAGCTGAGTCCAGAAATCTTTTAGCTTCTTTTGCGCGATATCGTCGGTTGTGCCTCCTGCACCTTCCAGCGCACTCTGGTAATCGCGGATGGCGTCTGACGTGCCCATCAGAGTCATCATGGCACCGACGGAGCGGTCTTGGAATCCAAGCATCATCATTTCTGCGCGTTTTTGCTCGTCGCTCATTCCGTCAAAGCGATCTTCGAGATCGCCGATGATGTCCGCAAGATTCCGCATGTTGCCGCTTGAGTCAAACACTGTGATGTTTGCATCCGCGAAGGCTTCCTCGTTTTTGATGGCCGCTTTCTGCAAATCGCGCATGACAATGTTCAGCTGCTCACCGGCTGCCGCACCCTTCACGCCTTGATCTGCCAATGCTGCAAGAACGGCTACACCCTCTTCGACGTCCTTGTTTACAAGGCGAAGAGCTGCGGCCGCTTTATTGGTGAGCGCCTCCGAGAACTGTTCCGTAGTGGCGTTGGCCAAGGTATTAGCCAAGACCAAAACGTCTGAAACCCTGGCCATGTTCTCCATGTTCTCTGTGGCATCCTGAGAGGCCAACCCTAACGCGCTTTGGGCATCTGCAAGTAATGTTGTTGCACGTGCCAGGTCAGCATTTGCAGCTTGGGCAAAGGCTGCTACTCTTGGAAGCGCTGCAACAGCCCGCTCTGCGTCATAGCCCGCTGAAGCAAGGAACTCGTAAGCCTCAGCAGCTTCCGTTGCGCTAAACTTGGTGGATGTCCCGATCTCGCGGGCAGTATCAGACAGCTCATCCCTCATCTCATCTGAGAGGTCGCCCATGATGGCAGTTGACTGGGTCATGGCTGCGTCAAAATCGGCACCAGCCTTGGTCACGGCTGCGCCAAGCGCAACTATCGGAGCAGTCACTTTGAGCGACAGGTTTTTGCCGATGTCTGCCATTTTCTTGCCGGCCTTCTCCAGTGATTCCCCGACTTTGTCCATCGCCACCTTGAACGCATCGCTTTCGATATTTACGGCCCGAAGCTGCTTCTCGTAGTTTTTGAGCTGGCTCTCAGTCTTTATGAGTTCGCGCTGAAAGGCCCTGTGTTGCTCCTCAGATATTTCGCCTTTTTTTAACTGCTCGTTGACCTGCTCCTGAGCGGTTTTCAGGGTATCGAGCTTCTTGCGGGTGTTATCAACCTGCTCGGACAACAATTGCTGTTTCTGTGCCAAGAGCTCCGTGTCGTGGGGGTTAAATTTGAGTAGCCGCTCAACCTGTCTCAGCTCACTAGCGATCTCCCGCGAGTGCTGGTTTACATCTTTGAGAGCAGCCTGCAGACCAGTGGTATCAGAACCGATCTGTACAGTAATGCCTTTGATTGTTGCCATATTTTCACCCCCAAACAGAAGGGCACCCATAACGGGTGCCTCAGCTTAACAACGCGTCTATGTCTGCCTGCGTAGCCGTGCGGGTCTCATTCCCGCTACCCTGGCCATCAAAATAGATGCCCGTAAACTCAATAAAGTCCCGCACTCGGAACAGGTTCAGTTCGTCAAATGACAAATTCATCTTCTTTGCATTTGAGAGGAGCAGCAGGTCAAGCCTTTGATTTGGATTTCTTGGGCTTTCTTTGCGTTTCGGCAGCAGCTCGGGTGGTACGAAAAAAGCCATCCACGGCCTCTTCCACAATGCCCACCATCCATTCCGGATCATCGAAAGCAACGGCGTCCAGCTCGTTCAGCCACGCCTCAAACGCCGGAAAGGTCTTGCCGGGTTTCGATGCCTTGTTCATGGCATAGGCAAGCTGCAAAAGCAGAACGGAGTCGAACTGCGAAAAATCGCCGTCTTTCAGTGTTTGGCTTATGGATTGAAACGAGCTGATATCGCCGATCAGATCCCTGCCAAATGCCTGCTTGTAGAAAAATAGAGCCAAGGGCGTAGCCCTCAGCTCTATCTCGTGTTCACCCAACTTTACGACTCTCATTACGCACCAACTCCCGCTCCTGGCAAGGNAACCGCATCGAAGAACGCATCGTAAATTGCCTGGTTCGTCTCACTCAACTCGATGACGCCTTTGACGATCTTTTTGCCGTTGTGCTCCAGTGGGAGCATGGTCAAGCCGAGGGTCTCGGTGGCTGGTTCGACGGACTCGGTCGCGGTGCTGCTCGCCTGACTCGGCCTGCTTGCGGTGCAGCGGTAGTAGACAAAACGCCTGTTCTTTGCATCACCCTGAATCTGCCCCATGAGCGCAAACTCCTTGGCAACGCCTTCCGCGTTCTCGACCAACATGCCATTGGCGTCAATCTCCCAGCCAAGCATTTGCGCGATGATCTCATCTGGGAATAGCGCCATCTCTAGCTCGCCGGTGTAGCCATTGTTTGTCTGTCGCACAAAATACTTGATATTGTCAGCGTAAAACGTTGAGTCGCCGCCTTCGGGAGTGCTGGAGAAGTTGACAACTCCCGGTATGTGGATTGGCGTTCCCCAGCCGGTTGTCCCAGCAGCCACCTCCGTCGATGCCCCCATGGCTGCGTCAGTCATCCCGGTGTCCGCGAACGCTATTTCAAGAGTGGCGTCGTTGTCTTGGGCCACTTTTGCAGCGAGGTAGATTGTCGCCCCAGCGTGCCTGGCAACGAATACAGCGCTGACCACCTCGTCATTGTTGAGGGCGTTGACAATCGTAGATGCAACCTTAGTTGCGGTAGTGTGAGTTTCGCTTGCTAGTGGCACCACGACATCATGAGGCGAGCTCTCCCCCAGCAACGTAGTAGCAGTGACCGTAATTGTCACCTCTCCGTCTGTTGTCGGCGGATCGGTCACCTCAATGCTCTGGGTTTGAGCGATACCATCAAACGCGATATGCACCTGCTCCAACCCAAATCTGACTTTATTCATCCTAATTCCCTCCTACCAATCTGATTTGATAAATAACCTGATAGAGCTTTTCGCTCTCCACGTACGTCTCAATCTTCCGGTACGGCAATCGCAGCTCTTTGAGCTTGTTCTGAATCAGCATCTCAGACGGCGGGTGCTTGATATTGTGATAGAGTTCCAGCTGGTGGTTGCCCACCTCTGCATAGTTCTGGTTGTCTGCTATGACGTCTGAGCTATAGGCGTACAGCACGACCGTATAGGGCAGCTCCGGCGGAGTAACAAAATGGTGGTATGCGCACGGGAATCCAAGATCGCGCATTGCCTGGATTAAATCCATGTAGGTCATACTAGCCACCATCCTTGATGATCTGCTCGATTCGCCGCTCCATTGCCGGGACGTGCTTGTCGTAAGCAGGTTCGATATGTGGCTTGCCCTCTACCCTGCCGCCTCCACGCTTTGCGTGCCCATGCTCTAGGAGGTGCGTAAGTTGGGGCTTATTCTTGTTGTAGATGGTCTGCGTAACGGATCCGCCCTTCCGGCTCTTTTTGCGTGTCCAGCCCTTTTTGTATTCACCGGTCCTCACAGGCGAGCCAGCTTTGATGTCGGCTTGGACAGCTTTTGCAGTATCATCAACCTCTTTTTCGATTGCCGATGCGACGTCTTCGGTGTATTGGGCAACGGCCCGGGTGATTTCTGTAGCCAACTGGTCGATAGTTACGATATTAGACATTCGCACCAGCCTCCAGGCACCGCAACTTGATCCACATGTTGTCATCTTCCAGGTGGTCAATCTGCTTAATCTCGTATGCGACACCCTCAAATACTACTTGGTAGTCAAAGGTATTGAGTTCATCCAAAAAACCGACGTGACGAAGCACGAACTCTACCGTGTTTTCCTCGTTGACCGCCTTGGCAGCGTAATACGCTTGACCCCAAAGGCTACTTCTCTCAGCCCAGACCTCACGCCAGTCTGCCCAATACTTCACCTCGTTTTGCCACTCGTCTCGCCCAATAGTTATTTTCTGGATCTTGATCTTGCGGCGCCTTACCCTGCCTAGCTCGCGCATTTTACTGCGCCATTTTTGCCGCTTGAGNATGTTATCCATCAGACACCACCTCATCAGCCATGGCCTTGATNCCNTCNTGTAGCTGCAGGCGCAGAAGCTCCCTGGCAAAATTCTCTTCAAAATACTCTGATGCGTTGTTGTAAACATAACG